TGACGTAGCTCTTGATACCCTCGGTGTCCAGTTCCATGTTGCCGAAATTATCAGCGAAATCGGCTTCCTCAAGCTGTTTAATAGCTGCCGCCGCAGCGGTCAGGGCAACAAGTCCCAAGCCAATGCCGCCCGCCGGGGTCAACAGATGCCCGATCAAACGAAAAGCGCCGCCAGCCAGCAGCAGGCCAGGGCCAGCCATTGCGATCACTTCCAGGCCGGAAACAAGCGCACTGAATTGATCCTCCGGCAGCTCCGCGATCTTGTCCACGATGCCGCCCAGCGATCCCATCACGTCGCCGATCTGCCCAGACAATTCTTCGCCCACAAGCTGCTTGAGCCGTTCCACCTTGCTTTCAAAGGTTTCCATCTTTCCATACAAGGTGTCCATTTCCGTTTCGGCGGCGTACTGCCCATATCCGGCGGCGTCGCCGCCGCGCATGGATTCATACAGGCCGTCGTAGCCTGCCGCAGCGCTGCGCAGAAGGTTCAATGCTTCGGTAATGGTACGGGTCGGGAAAATAGACGATAGGACTTCCAGGGCCTTGCCGTTGCGGTCTATGTTCTCGTAGCCGCCCGCGATGTCGCCCAGGGCGACGTACAGCTCCCGGTAGATGTCCAGCACGTTCTTCATCTGCCCCTGATTCGGGCCGTCCTGATAGAATGCGCTAAACCCGTGCGCCGCCAGCTCCGCATTGGCTGCCGCCAAGCTCTCGTCGTTCATTAGGGCCGCCGTCTCGTTGCTTGTCGCGCCGAGCTGTGCCATGGCCTTTTTCGCCTTGTCCGTCGGAGCGATCAAGCGCATCATGGAGTTGCGGATCATTGTGCCCGCTTCGCCGCCCACCGCGCCTGCGTTGGCAGTTACGGCGATAAGGGTCATAAGTTCTTCTGTATTGCCCGCAAAGCGCATGGTGCTTCCCATGCGTAGCATCACGTCACCAAACTCACCGATGGTGCTGGCGCTGCTGTTCGCCGCGTATGTCCACAGATCTATGAAGTTGCCCAAGTCCTCAAAGCTGATACCCGCCGCGTTGGTGCTCTTCACGATGTAGTTGACGGCTTCGGACAGGTCAAGTCCTCCAGCCTGTGCAAGCTGCATAGCCGCCGGTAGGCCGGTCATGATCTTTTCATAGTCCCAGCCTGCGTGCGCCGCCTCCGATATGGCGTTTGCCACGTCGTTTGTATGAAAGATCGTGGTTGCGGCCCATTGTGTTGCGGTAACGTCCAGGTTTTTCATCACCTTGGCAAGTTCCGTAGTTTTGCGCCCGTATATAGTCGATAGAGCGATCTCGGCGTCGGTCATGGATTTCTCATAATCCCGGTATACCTTCGCGCTATCCTTGCCAAAGTTGATTAACCCCTGGCTTGCGCCGTTGACAATACTTCCCAGCTCGGTCAGGGTCGCGCCTACGGCAGAAAAGCCGTTGCCGACTTTCGCGTTTATCGCAATTATAGTTTCAAGCGTCTGGCTTGCCATACGTTCACCGCCCTTTTATCGTGCGGCATCACGCGCCGCAAAGTATTTTCCCCGTTCCGTCTCGGAATAAAAAGAAATACACCATGTCGTCCACGGTGTATGTGCTGTCGTTTGTCGGTTGGATCGGCGGCGTCACGATGCCGTCCCGATCAAGGGATTGCACGGTGTAGCCCGCCTCCGTTGCGGTCAGTATCTTGCCGCGTTCAATACATGCGCCCTTCTCCATGACGCCCCTCCTACATGATGGTCTGAATGCACCTGTACATTTTCGCTCTGGATGCCTTGTTGATAAGATCATGTTCCGCTTCCTCGATCAGCCATGCCCCAGTGCTGTCTGTGCTGCCCGTAACATCTATGCGTGTCATGGCGGAAAAGCCGGGGTCGAAGTCTGTTTCGATGGTCAGCGTTTCATCCTGCCGGTTGTGGTGCATCAACAGGCCGCGCGCCCAGCGTCCGGCCTGGATGTCGTTTCTGGCCGGAAGGTCAAAGATCATCTGCGCGTGCGTGCTGGGAACAAGCGAATCTTCCGCCTTGGCCTTTGCGTATGGCGTCTTGACTGTCACGCTCTTATACTTCGCTCCGCCGCGTCTGTATTCCGTTCCCGGCTGTTTTGCGTTGATTTCGATTGTCTTATGGGCTGCGCGATCCTGGGCGTAGTTGATGCCGATAGCAACATACTTGCCGTTCACGCATTTAAGTTGTGCGCCCTCCCACATGAGCAAGCGGCAAAGGAACGATGCCGCGCTCTCGCTTTCCTGCTGTATGTACGGGATCACTGTCTTTTGGTCGATCCCGTACACGGCAAAGCCCATGCCCGTAACCATGCCGCAGGCCCGCATGATTTCCTCGATGGTCTTGCCGATAAAACTTTTGTATTCCTTTTTTCGTGCGACGCACGGAAGCGCCGTTGCCAAAATGCGGTATATGCCGTCCTCCGGCAACACCGTATTCAGATACATGGTGCCCGTGTCATAGCCGCTTTGGGAAACGATGATCTTATCGTCCTCCTCCGGCCCCCACTTGTACCAGCCCGCCGCATTTTCAAATTCCAGTTCCAGGCTGTCGCAGCGCCCGCCGCAGGTGTCCCGCACAACGCATTTACGCACTTGCACAGAATCTGTGATGTCCTTACCCTGCCAGTAGATTTCCACGCCGCAACCTCCTTTCTATAAAGAAAGGCGGCGAGATTATCCCGCCGCCGTTATTTATCCGCCGCGCTTCCGCTTTTCCATCACGTCGCAGATGCTTACGAATACCTGGTAAAAGCGGCGAATAGTCATGTTCAAAAAATCAGGGATCGACGTGTGCGTAGCCATGCCCGCGATAATCACTTTTTCGAGATACGCAGACGACCCGCCCGCGTCGATGCGGTGAAAAAAAGCGTTGCAAGCTGCACGCCCTCCACCGCGTCGGTCACACCGATGCGGCTCACGATGTCCTCCATGTCAACACCTTCGGTCTGCTTCGCCGCAGCCTTGGCGAACAGGGAAAGCGCCTGCCGGTATGTGATTCGGTGATAGGCGCTGCTGTTGGCGTTCATATCATTGTCCATTGCGTCGGTGTACTCCATGCCCGTGAGGGCCGTGAAGTCGTAGACCAGTTCCTTGATCTCTTTGTCCCCGCTTTGTATGGGGGTTTCCAGCGACAGGCGGCCTTTGCCCTGGCTCATGGCTTCGTTGGCTTCCTGCGCCCGTTTTCTTACTTCCTCCATCCTCTGCTTGAGGATTTCCTGCATTTCCTTCTGCGACTTTTCGGGTTCTGATTCCTGCGTGGCGGTTTCTGTGGTTTTTACTGCCGTTTCCGGCTGATCCGGCTGTGCGTTCTTGACTTCTTCCATGTTCGGACAATCCTTTCTTGAAAAGAAACAGGCGGGAAAAGCGCGAGCGCTCGCGCTTTTCCTCGCCCGTTGGTGTTGGTGTTCTGCTTATTTCAGCAGATTGTCAACGACGCTGGTACAATCCTTGCCGTTGTACCTGATGAGGCCCGCCATCGCGTCGGCGATGATCGTCACCTTGCCGTTGACCTCCTCCTCGTAACGCAGCACGGAATACTTTTCAGTGCTGCCGTAGGGGTTGCCGGTTTCAACGTCGCCCTTTTGGGTTTCGACGTGGACACAGGTAATGCGGAACTTCACACTTTCGTGCGCGATTTCGCCCTTCGGCACGTCGTAGCGCTGGCGCGCAGTACGCGCTTCGATGAAGTGCTTACCCGGCTGTGCAAGGTACTGGCAGTTCACGCCGTTGTTGTGGTAGATGGTGAAATCCATCGCCTCAAGGTGTGTAGTGTCCGGCATATCCACGTTCATAGCCATGCCAGAGCTCTTGACTTCGGTGGTGGGGTGCTTGATCGTGGGCAGGCCAAACTTGGTTACGTCCTCGATCTCGCGGTTGTTGTCGAGAATCCTATGCTTCTCGATGTTGCAATAAACCTTCTGCGGCATTGTTTTGGCCCTCCTTTCCTTAGTCGCCTACGCTCTCAAAGTAGGTGACAAAGCCCTCGTCAGTCCAGTTGACAACGGCGGTCAGGCTCTTTGCAAGCGGGGTCGTGGTGATGTCGAACAGGAAGGAGTAGTCTCCGTTCATGATGTCGCTGCGGGCCTGCGCGTCGGCGTTCAGGCTAACGACGCCACGGGTCAGCGCGCCGATGTTCAGCAGCGCGTCAATCCTGGTCTGCTCCTCGGCGATGATCGTCTGGAGATCGTTCGCCGTCATGGGTTTGTCCACATTGGGCGTCCGACGATGCTGGAAATCATTGGAGATATAGAACAGCATCATGCGGTTGGTCTCCGCGACGTTGATCTGGTCGCCGTTGCTCTGGTCGTAATCAGCGCTATGGCAGCCCCAGATGGCCCACCGTCCACCCACAAAGGCGGCGCTGGCGATACCGTTCTTGTTCAGCTTCTCGTTGATGAGGCTGTCGTCGTAAACCTTGCCCTCGGCAGATGCGCCCAGGTACAGGTTTTCGATGATGCTGCAATCAGTGTTACTCGCCGTCTTGTAGGGAATGCCGTCCTGCTCAAGCAGCAATTCCTGGAAGTTGGCGGCGGCCAGCACGGAAAGGTGATAGATTTTGCCGTCGATCCCCTTTGCCAGCGGGAAGAATACGGTTTCGTTCTCCTTCGTGTAGCCGTTGCCATCCTTATAGGTCTTGATGGTGTCCAGCGTCAGCGGCGTGCTGCCGTTAAGGATGGGCAGATCGACGAACATATAGGCGTCCCAATGACCGTTGATCTTAACACTGTTCTGGTACATTGCCGCATGAACGGAGGGCGTGCTGGAAAAGCCAGGGACGGCCAGGTATGCGGGGATGTAGCCGGTAAGCTGATACACGTTCTTGATGGCAAAAATGCCGGTGTTGGTGCCCAGCCCGTCGGAAGCGCCGATCACGTCAGCAGCGGTCACGCC